ACCCTTACCAACAGTAAGACCTGATATAGAGGCATCATTAGCTAATGTTAGCTTTGTGCCATCATAAGTCATATTGGCAGAACCGACTACTAAGCCACTAGAATTATAAAGGACTTGAGTAGTAGTAGATGAGCCTACACCACCTTTAGTGCCGATAACTTGCACTACGCCAGCAGAGTCTTTGTAAAATAATTTGCCGTCTGCGGTATTAATAGCTAATTCGCCAGCAACTAAGTTACCAGCAGTAGGAGTGGCTGCAGCAGTAGAGCTGTAGTAAATCGAAATTGGGGTATATCCTGTTTGTGCCATTTTAGTAAGTTCCGCCAAAGATGCCTGTTAAGGCTGTTAGTGTACCAACATTATTAATGTCGTTTGTTGCCATATTTAAAGCCCCTGACATAGGTGTTTGACCGTCTGAAGCGACTGACTGAGTAAGTGCGTCAGCTATGTTTTGCATAGTTGTATTAGCCCAACTAGATGTAATAGTTGTGCCTGTAACTACTGGATTACCAGCAGGTAGGTTATATGTACCGCTACCGTTTCTACTCATTTTTCTGTTCCTTTAACCTTTTTAGCGGATTTACCGCCCATTCTCATAAATGCTGCAAGTTTATCTATTTGATTTTTTGTCATTTTTGTAGAAGCCATTTTTGACCCTATTGCACCAGCAGTAGCAGCAAGACCTAGTGGTGCGCTTGCAGCAGTAGCTAAAATAGATGGAATAGATGAAATGGCGTTAGTAGGCGCAAGTTTACCAATACCACTTAAAATATTTTGAATATTACCACCTTTAGCGGCTTGTTTAATAGCTTCTTGTTCTTCAGCGGTAAACAAACGCATTTTTGCATTATTTTTTGCTAAAGAACGCAGTTGATTTGTTAAAGATTTTTGAACACCCATACCATTTTTATCTAATTCTGCTCTTTCAAACATATTGGTAAATATTTCAGATTTACTTAATTTTGAATAAACATCTCTAGCTTGTTTCCATGTGGCAACACCTTGTTTAGTTCCACTAGAAATAGCATTTTCAGGGGCATTTAATACATATTCATCAAAATTAGATTTTAAAATAGAAGCTAATCGTCTTTCTGCTGGGTCTATGCTCGCTTGCGCTCCATTAATAATTTTTCTTAAAGCCTGTAATTCAACAAAATCTTTTGGTCTATTGACATTTTGTAATTCATTTAAAGCGCCAGTAATTTTTGGATAAGCAGCAGGCGTATATCCATTATTTCTTAATTCTGAACCAATATCATTCATTTTTTGAGTAAATTGTTCAGGTTTAAAAACAATGTTTGCTTGTTTTGATTTTTCAAACAAACGACTGGCTTCAGAAGCTAAATTTTCAGCAGTAGGAGCAGCAGCAACTATACCTTTGGGAACAAAATCGGTACTTCTTAGTGCGTTTGCCATTGTATTAATGGAAGGTTCTGCGGCTCTAATAGCGCTTGATGCAGCTTCTTTTAAAAATGGTGATGCAACTTTAGCTGCTTGTGTAAATGAAGGTATTTCACCAATGCCAACTTTACCAATGTAAGGAGGTAATTTAGAGGCTTCTAAAGCACTTCCAATAGATTCTAAAGCATTAACGGAAACAGGTGAACTAGGTACAAATTGAGTTTTTGCTCTAGCTTGTCTGTAATACTCATTTTGAGCCTCTGGGCTACCACCTTCTATAGCATTTCTACCAACCGCATACATCATAGATGTAGGTTGTGAAACAATACCACTAGCAATAGTTGCAGGCACTTCATACAAAGCCTTTACCTTATCCATCATAGATGTTGTAGGTTCAGGTTGATTGACTGTTGGGCGAACATATTGACCAACAACAGAAGGCACATCACCAGTTACATAATTAGATTGATTTGAAGGAACTACAGCAGTTGGCGGTACTTGTTTAGGTGCTGGTAATTTTTTTAAAGCAGACTCCATTGCTTCCTTTGACATTCCGTCAGGAAACTCTACAGGCCCTACTCCAACAATATCAACCGTTATAGTCATTATTGATTTACCCAACTATTTGTTTGTGGATTCCAGCGTAATGCAGGTTGCCCTACAGGGCTTCTATATTCTTTAGAAACACCAGCTTTGTTTTTAGCCAACTCCATACCTTTTTGCAAGTTTTCTTGAAATTCTCTAGCGTATTTAATAAAGTCTTTTTCAGTTTGTGCTTTATTAAGTTTAAGCAAAGCATCAGTAGCTTTTTGACCTTCAATTTCAGTAATTTGACCGCCACCTTTTAACCTTGTAAAAGCATCCAAAAATGCTTGACCTTTAATTCCTTGATAAAGAGGGTCAAAAGAAGCTGTATCAGTACCTTCAACAAATCTTAATCCAGGAAACATTGTTGCGCCAACATAGTTTTCAAAACCACCATGAGGTTTTGCGCCTTCTACATATTTTTTGGAAACAGGGTCATATTTTTGATAAACAATTTCACCTTTGTCATTTAAGCGAGCATCGCCAATCATTTGGTCAATAGTTCTAATTGCCATATTAGCCTGTTCTATATTGCCTGGAAGCGCTTTTAAATCTGCTTGGCGCTGTTCTTCGCTTTTTGCGTAAACTTGTTTATTAGCTTCACTTAAATCTTTAGGCGACATACCAGGTCTATTCATTGCGCTTACAGGCACAGCATTACCAGTAGCAGTAATTGGCTGATTGCCAGCTTGAGAAGATAATGGCATTGCGCTTGATGCCATTGTTGGCGCTCCAACAACACGATTACTCATAGGTTGTGCAGCTTGAACAGGTGCATTAGGCGCACCTTGTTGAACAGGTCTAACAGGTGCATTTTGAGGCGCAGTTTGATAACCAGGAGGTTTCATACCTGTTTCATATTCATATTTAGCGCCCTCTAATGGGCTATAAGCAGGTTTTGTTGCGCCTTGCACAAATGTAGCCAATGGATTTTGTGATTTAACATTAACCCATCCATGAAGTTCACTTCCGTCAGCTTGTGGAAGTTTTGCTTCTTTCCATTCTGGGCCTTCTAAAAGTTGCTTTTGCAATACTGTTGCCATTCCTTGAGAAACAGGAGTACGACCACGCAACGCTTCTATATAAGCGGCATTGTTTCCCTTTTTTTGTGCTTCAGTAATAGCTTGGGCTTCTGTAATTCCTAGTTCACGCAATCTTTCAGCCATTGCTTGTTGTTTTGTATCTAAATTAGCATTAGTTAAAGCACCAATACCAGCATTAATCATAGGCAATGCTTGTTGCAATGCAGAAGGGCGCACATAATGACCACTTATAACTTGACCTTGTGGTTGGTTAAAAGCCTGTCCTGTTAGCAAATTAGCTAACTGACGCTGACGCTGTAAACCTAATACTTCTGGGTCTGTTCCTAAAATATCTAATTGAGTTAGGTCTTTTTCTGCCATGATTATCCCTGCTTTAGTAAATTAGCTAATGAAGCTAAGTCTGGAGTCGTTGCATTACGAATAGGTTGTTGTGGTGCATAAGTAAATGGATTTTGATTACCACGCACAACTGAGGTTAATGCTTGCCCTTGTGGGTTAGCGCCTTCTGCAAGTTTTCCTAATGAATTTGTAAGACCAGAAGTTGCACCTTGTTTAAGTAATTTAGCTATATTTGTTACATCATTTCCAGACAACGCTTGTCCTGGTAATGTTGATGCTAAAGATTTAATACCTGTACCAGCTAATTCTTGCGGAGTATATGAATAAGCAAGAGTTTGACCAATTTGTGCAGGCGATAAACCTTGTGCAGCTAAATTAGCCATGTCTTGCGCTAAAAAATCATTTAATCCTGTGGCTGCTAAATTTTGTTGAATAGCTGCTGAATCTAAACCTTGTTTTGCAAGATTGGAAGCATCAAATACTTCTGAATAAGGCAATGCTTGAGTTGCGCCACTAGCCGCAGCAGTGCCACCAGCAGTTGCCGCAGCAGCAGCCGCAGCAGCTTGTTCAGCAGTTAAACCATATCCAGCAGATAAGTTTTGTGCAATAGCAGCTTCATTTAATCCTTGACCAGCTAAATTTGCAGCATCAGCAGACATAAAAGCTGCTTCAGTTTCTGGTAAAGAAGCGCCAGCAGTAGCAACAGCAGCAGCAATAGCTGCTAATGTACCCCAACCACCTGGAACTGTATTTCCTACTGCTTTATCTAATTCAGCTAAACCGCTACCAATAGCAGGGCCTGGGTCTAATTTTGCAACTTCACCCAATAGTCCACCACCAGAGCCATCAGTTCCTAAGCCTTTAGATAAATCATCTAATGGATTCCCACCACCAAAAGGGGTGCGTTTTAAATCCCAAGTCCAGCCAGAATGTTTACTTTTAAACATATTAACTTGTCAGCCAATCATAAGCACTAGAAATACCTTTGCCAGCACTAGTTAAAAGTCCAGGGTTAGCAGCAAGACCTAAAATACCAGCAGAACCTAGTCCATAAAGACCAGCAGTATTGCTTGTAGCTTGACCTAATGCAGCATTTTGCGCTGCAATATTAGCGTTAGTTTGTGTACCTAATGCGCCCATGTAATCAGGGCCAGCAACAGCAGCTTGCGTAGGAGCATTAATAAGATTAGGGGTTGCCAAGTTTTTAATTTGACCAGCTTGAGTGCCAAGTAATGATTGTGCTTGCAAGCCAGTATTCATGCCGCTAATTTGTGCGCTCGTGAGCAAATCGTTTTTGCTTTGATTATATGTGCGCATAGCATTGTCATAAGCAACTGTGCCAGGCACAATACCTTGGTTAGCTAATGCAGCAGTTTGTGATTGGTCAGATTGTGCAATTTGAGGTTGCAATCTACGCATAATAGCGTCAGAATAATTTTCGCCAGGATTAATGCCATACAAAGGATTAGTTTGGGCAGACTGTAAATTACCAAGAGAAGAATTAATAAGTGCTTGAGTTTGCGGATTAGTTGTTTGGTTAGCAGTCCATGTAGGATTGCCGTATTGGTCTGTACCTTGCTGATATTGCAAACCACCATAAGCAGTATTTTGATTTACACGATTAGCTTGAGTTGCTTGCTGTGCGCCAGCCAAATTGCCTAATGTTTGTGCATTTGCAGCTTGAAAATATGGACTTGTGGCGTTGGCATAAGGATTTGTATTGCTACCAATAAACGATTGCAACGCATTTGTGTTTGGTTGCTGTTGCGTCAATGAAGATAAACCTCCTGTGCCAGCAATATTTGAATTTGTTGGAAAAGTTCCAGTTACAGGTTGTGGAGTCGCATAATTCATTGACCCATCAGGGTTTTGACTCATTGCTGGTGAAAGTATGCCAACAGCATTATTGGCAGTAGTTTGACCAACAGGTTGTGTTGGACTAGCTTGAATATTTAAAGTGCCAAAAAGCCCCCCAGGATTTGAGCCTGCATCAGAAAAAGCACTATTTGAACCCATTACTATCTCCTTATGCCCATTTACAATATTCTGGGCGCATTTCTAAAATGACCAAATCCCCTTCGTCATGTGCGTCAGGGATAAAGGCAACATCTTTGAAACCAAGGTGTCGGTCTAGTTTTAGGGCTTTTGTATTACTCCCTGCAACTGTGCCAATTATAACCTTTAATTTCAATGTGTTAAATGGGTAATTAAAAACTTCTTTAAGAAAGTCTTTAGTTGCCCAATGTTGCCCTTCCGACCCTACATGAATCATGCAAGATTTACCAAAAAAACCACAATAAACTACTACTGCCCTAATTTGTCCATCTAATACCTGCCCTAGATAATGTGCATCTTGCGGAGCAGGCATTTTATGTTTAATCGCCCAATCTTTAAGACTTTGCTGATTAAGCAATATCAAACAACTCCCCCACTCTCCATTACATAATCCGTAGAAGCCCAATGCAACTCAATTCCTCTGCTGGCGGCATTAAGGTTTACAGAGCCTGTATAGCCAATTCCTGTAACACCTTGCCAAATTTTAGTAGTAATAAGTCCACCAGCCCATACATTTGAATCCCATTTAGCGGTGTCCCAAATGCCTTCTGTTTGCGTTGTAGGATTAAATGACACAGCACCAAGCTGAGATTGGGTGTCAAAATCCACGCTAATACCGCATAAAACGCTTGGTACGCCACCTGTAGATTGAAGAATAGGGCGAACTAAAGTAAATCGTTTTAATTGTCCTGGTGTGTCAAAATAGCTATAAGCCTGTTGTGCAGTTGCAGCAATATTGCTTTCGTCATCAGAAGTAGCTACATAAAAGCTGCCTACAAAACCATTGCTGCCAAAGTGCATTTCAGAATTACCTGAAACTTCCCAACAATAACCTTGAATATTAGTAAATCTAGCCCAAGATTTAGTAATGGTGTGCATTACATATTGTTCTATTCCACTAGGTACAGGAATGTTTAATATCAACATATTTTCGCTTGCAAAATAGTTAATTTGCCAGCCAAATTCTGCATAATAATTAGTTGCTGCTTGACTTACTGCATAAAAAATCTTGTCTGTTAATGCAACTCTAGGGTCTAGGCGGCTAGACTGCAATGCAGACGCAAGAGGCACTAAACCGTCTTGAGTCAGCAAAAGAAGGTCGCCAGACCATTTAAAAAAGCACCTACGGCTAAAGGTTTGACCTAATTGCCACACACCTTTTAATGCCCATGTTGCTGCTGTAGTAGGGTCTGTACCGTTATAAACAATAACCTCGCCCATACTGGTTACAAATACAGCGTAGTCATCTGCACCTTGTCCAGCGTCTAATGTCCAAGTACCCATTGCTTGTAAATAGCCAGCATTTCTAGCAATAGAACCAAAATAAAGCGGATTAGCAACACCGCCAATAGCATTAACATCTAAATACCAACAAGCTAGTGCATTTTTTTGCGTGAAATATAGCCTGTTTTTAAATAAATTGACACCAATAAATGTGCTTGAATCTACGCCAGTTATGCCTATAACAGTATAAGAACCTGTTACAGAAGTAACTGTAGAAGTGCCTGTAGAGGTATAAGTAAAGGTACTTGCACCTGTTCTAGTAATAACAAAAGTGCCATTAAAAGTGCTTTCAGAAGCACCACTAATAGTGACTCTATTGCCTGTAATTAGTCCATGCGCTGTTGCAGTTGTTACAGTCGCAGTAGCAGACGGGCTTGTACGGGCAATGCTTGAAATTGTAGAAGCAGTAGTTGTTGTTGCTACATAAAACCATGCACTACCATCGTAAATCATTACAGGGTCTACACCATTACAAGCTACTAAAAACTGACCTGCGGTGTTAGTTATATTGACAAACTGTAATTTGTCGCTAGTAATACCACTAAATACTTTAGTAGCAGGGTTGGTTGTTGTTTCCCAAATATCTGTACCTGCTGCTGCAAATAATTTATACCCTGTATTTGTGGTGTAATTCATCAAGGTATTTACAGGGGTTGTAGCTTGATTTAAATATGTGCCTACTACGGTGGCGTTAGTACCAGGCGTAGTTGCCATGTTATAAATAAATTTAGTTGTGCTTGTAACAGTAATCTTAAATACACCACTATATGCCGCAGGAGTTGTGCCACTAATAGACACATAAGCACCTGTAACTAAGCCATGCGCTGTTGCGGTGGTCAAGGTAGCTACCGCATCTACATGGGTAATAGTAGAAATAGTCTTAACACCAGTAGAGGTAGTCAAAATAGATGATACGCTATACCCCTTACGCATAGTGACATCAGTAGGGGTAGGAAACCAGTTTACTAATTGAACAGCATCTGTAGGACTCATATTTGCAAGGGAATCCCTAGCGTTCCAGCCACCTATAGGCGCTGGCACAGAAGCCGTTTTAGCTGTATTTTGTTTTGGGCGCTGTAATAGCATTATGAACCATAACCTGTATCTGGGATATTAGCGTAACCAATAAGAACCTTACTTGGGTATGGAGCAAAGCTAAGATTAGGCGCACCCTTGTCGTTTGCTTTAGCAATAGACAATACACGCTGATAATCTTGAGAAACAACAGTAGTGTCAAAGCCTTTAATGCCCCAATATTTCATTTTGGTAAACAAAACCATTAAACGGTCATCAAAAACGGTGGTGTCTGAGTCAGCAGTAAAGCTATTCTTTACAGTTCCATCTGCTGCTCTTGCCCAACCTTTTGACCTATATTCCCATCCTAAATACTCATCAGTATTCATTACAGGCCATATTTGAAATTGGTTGTCTAATATTCTCCAACGGATTCTAGGGCCTGTAGAGATGTAACCAGACTTTAACCATTGCCATTGTTGCGCATCTTCTGGGCCTAACATTTCCCAATGTTTAGATTTGTCCCAATGGGTGCGGTCAGTAATGGTTTCAAAGTCAGCAGGAAGGTCATAAGCGGTTTGAGCGCAGACTACTGACTGAACTCCATCACCAGTAGCCATTTGGCTCATTACTACTACTTTTGTAGTGTTATTTGCGCTTACAACATAAGTGTCTTGAGGGATGTTGTAGCCAGTTAATTGCCATTGGCTATCAACACCAGTTAAATCTGTGCCAGCCGCAAAAGTCAAGTTATACGAACCATTGACAGTTGTGGCGTTGGCGGTTAAAGATTTTGTATAAAAGCGATATTGAACCTGCAATGCTTGCCAATCATACTCTTTAAGAAGGTCATATCCAGCACCATTCATCAATGCTAGGATTTGTTGAACATCTTGAGAAGTATTGCCTACAACAAAAGACGGCACAGCTAAGTTTAGCTCTGCTGCTGTTTGTTGCACCATTTGGAGCATTGTTTGGGACATATTAAGCCTCGGCTACTTTTGTTTTGCGTGTTTTGGGGGTCTTTTCCGCAACAGCCGCAAGTAGCGCTGACATCTGCTCTTGCATAGCAGCCAGCTTCGCATCTGTTTCTGCCTTGATTTTATCATTTTCTGCCTTTAATGCTTGCAATTCTTCTTCTCTTTGTGCTACTTCGGCAGAATCATTGGCTAAATTTAAAAATGCTTTGGCTTTTATGCGGAAATTATGAGGCGACATTCCTGCAACCATGCCAATACGCTGTAATTGTTGGTCAGAACAGTCTGCAATAGACTCTACTGTGTGGAATTTAAGTCCACGCAATTCATCGGCTTGGCTACGAGTAATTTGAGGCCATTGGTCTAAAGGTGTGCCAATAATATCTTCATGGTTTGCTACTTGATTTTGATAATGCGCCCATTGACGAGGAAAACGCTGTTTATGGGATTCTTGAGCGTATGTATCAATTTCTGTCAAATTATCGCCAGGAATCATAATACGGACAAAATCAAATTCTTTAAAAATCGGTCTACCAGCTTCGTTTGAAGCATCGTCTTGCTTAACGCTTTTTTTATAGAATTGGACTGCTAGTCGTGCATCTGCACCTTGTGTATCGCTATCAATAGCCATTTAAATCTCCTAAGTGGTTAGGGTTATTAAAAAAGAAAAAGGACTCCCCTTGTGGGGGAATCCTATTTTTACTACATCTTCAATTTTTTAGACTGAAGCCTTGCTAAACCAACCATAATCGCCAGAAGCCATTGTGGTTGTTGGAGCTAAGTAAGTACCAGCAGAAGCAGTAGCAACGAAAGTAGATGCGTTGATAGAGCAAGTAGCTGTGTTAGCTGTAATAGCTTCACCAGCAACTGCCCAAACATAACGCTTACCATCAGAAGCAAAAGTTTCTGCGCCCAAAGGGCCAAAAGTAGGTACTGTGCCACCATTGGTTGCTTGTTCAGCAACGGTTTGTGTATCTACGAGGTCAATCCCTGCAATAGGGAGAACGGTATATGCCATGATAATTTTCCTTTATATTCTATGGATTAGGTTGTCAATAAGCCTTGTAGGAAGCTGTTTGAAGTTGTCAAGTTACCTGCCCAACCATACAGTTTCACAATGGCGTCTTGGTTAATAGACTGACGCTCACCACCGATAGGTACAAAGTTACGCTCTTTGTGTGGGCGTAGGAAAATGTAGTTAGTGTTCAACATATACATATATGTAGCTGTTTCTTGTGAACCATAACCACCGCCTAATACCACATCAGCAGATGTACCGCCACCGTAGAACTTCAATGAAGCAAAGCCAGCAGCGCCAGACTCTTCAGCAGCAATACGCTGAATAGACTGCAATGCGCCTACATAGTATTGATACATTGTGTTACCAGCAACAATCAAATCAGCTTTGTCTGTGCCACGAATCTGCTTGATAGCAGCAGTAGTCATAGAAGCCAAAATGTTTGAAGATGTAGCACCAGTAGTGATTTGGTTACGCCAGAAAGTCCAAGTAGCACGATTAATACCACCGTAAGTGCCAGAAGTAGGAGAAACTGCAACAGCAGCAGCCAAACCATCTAAGTTCTTACCACCGTTACCTGTACCGTCACCATAAAGGTCGGTAGAAATACGGTTCAACAAACGGGCTTCAGAAACTTGCATACGGCCGTCTAACAGGTCGATGATTGCTTCTTTAGAGCTGTTTTGCAACATTTCTAAGCCAGACATTGTTACTGAGTCTGCGTACTGTGAAATTTTAAACTGAGCAGCAGAGATAGGGCTATCTGGAGCAATGTTCAATACTTCGTAACCGCTATAAGAGTTAGCGTTGTTAGTTGCGCTGTCTTCATACATAATCTCTTCCAAGATTACATTACCGCCTGAGAATGGGCGTACATTGCCCTTCTGGTTCAAGCGCTGAAGAATTGCGTTGTTTTGTGTTAAGTTGTCAGCCAATTCACCGCTACGACTTTGAATAGTGGTAGCGATAATATCGGTAATTGCGCTATTTGCGAATGCCATGATATTTCCTTTAAAAAATGTTTAGTTAAACCCTGCGGCTTAATGCTTCACCCATTTGTTCAGCAATAATAGACCGCCTATCCTTTTTATCGCCAGGTTCAATCACTCTTCCGCTAGGAGTAACGGATTTAGGACTTACTGCTGCCGCCTTCGCCTTCGCTACTTGTTGTGCTTTGACTGCGGATTGTTTGGCATCTTTCAGGAGTCTTTCCTGTTCTAATGACCAAACATCATCATTCATACGCACAGCTTTCTTGTAGGCTGTTTCGAGGTCTTGGGCCTTTCCTAACTCAAGTAGTTGAGCCATTTCTTCCCTTACCACATCAAAGTGAGGGTAATTAACCGTATCACTTTGGTACTTCTGTATTTCATTCATTAAGCGTTGGTTTTCCTCTTGGGCAAACCGACCTTTAATGCTTGAAACTTCCTGATTAACCATATTTAACTGGTTCATCAGTTGTTGCGTGTATGGGTCAAGTTGTGTTACTTGTCCACCATTTAATTGTATACCATAATCTGCCGCAAGTTTCTGAAATACTTGAACTTTTTGGTCATAAGGTGCATTAGACAAAATTTGCTCTGCACGAACTAAGTTTTCAATGTATTGCGTTGGCTGGATTCCTCGTCTTTGCAGGTTATCTGCATAAGGAGCAATAGCGTTTTCATAAGACTTAGCCCTGTCAGCTTCAGCCTTATAAGTGCTTACGCCTTTTTTGTATTCAGACTCTCTTTGGTTGGCATATTCGGCAAACTTGGTAAAGTCGTCTTTGGAAATCTGTTCGCCTTTTTCCATTTTGTCCCAAATTTGGACATATTCTTTCTTCCAGGTAGATGGCCTGCTTACAGGCTTTACTTCTTCAGCAGCTTCCTGCGCCTCTTCATGCGTGACCTCAGATTCATCAACCGAAACACTTTCGGCAGGTTCTTGACTATCTTCCTCGATAATTTCCTCTTTAGGGGACTCCTCGGCATTATCTTCTGGTAAAACCTCTTTTCTTTCCACAGGTTCATTTTTTGCCTCTTCCATTGCTTGTTCTAATAATGCTCTGCGGTCTAATTGCTCTTCCATGTTTTTTCCTATCTATAGTTAAGTTTTGCATAAGCCAATTCTGCAATTTGACGCTTTCTTGCTTCTTGGGACTTTTGGCTGATTTCTGCAGGTTTATGTTGCATCGGCACATCGTTGCCTAATTCAATCATTCTGTGCTGTTTTAGGTGGCTTCTATGGTGGCTACGGCTTTTAATCCATGTGCCATCTACTTGGCTTATATAACCATCAATATCAGACATCACCATAGGCGCTTCTTTTGATTTCATAGCGACTTTATCTTGCCAAGACGCTTTAGCAGCTTTTTCGCCAATAGTCGGTATCCACCATTCAAGAAAAAACTCTTCATCAGTCTTTTTGACTTCTATATGGTTGCCTTCGCTATATCCACATTTAGGGCAAATCATTACATTCTCCTTATCAAATCAGGTATTTTATGAAGCTCATCTTCTTCTACAGTTACTACAGAGTCATACCAAGTGCCATGTTTCCAACGCCAACATTTAAACTCTTTTCTAGGCATGATGCAGACTGTTTTGACACCCAAAGCACCTGCCACATGGGCTATTCCTGTATCTACTGTTACAAGCCCTTTAAGAGCTTTTAAATGGCTTGCAGTCTTAGCCCAATCTGTTTTCCATCCATCATCAGGAAGTGGCGACCAAAATCTATCTTCTTCAGGGTTAAATGAATAAGCATCATCGCCAATGATTTCAAACATAGTTTCTGGGCGAATGGTGCGGACATAGTGCAAAAGACCTTTAGATGTAGACCAATTAATGCCTATTTTTTTAGGAATATTGCTTGCAATAGCGTCTAAATAACCTTCTGAGCCAACTATTTTGCTTGTAGATAAAGGAAATAATGCTTTTGCGTAGGCTGGCGCAAGACTAATGTAGTAAGGCAGCGAAATAATCCCCAACCAGTAGTCAGATTCAACTCCAGCGCCTTCTTCGGTCATATTGGTAAAGGTGTCAATACAATCCATTTGACCCAATAATCTATGCAATGAACCATGTTGCATTAAAACAACACTTTTAGCGCCCATGACCTTTAAAAAAGGTAAAAAACGAGCATATTGCACAATATCGCCAAAACCTTGCTCTGCAACAATAGTAATGGTTTTCCCTAATAGGCTTTCACCACGCCATACAGGCATTTTTAATGGTTTTGCATAACCTTGTAATTGGTTAGCCATGACATCTGGATGCCAACGATATTCAAATAATCTAAAACCAGCGTCTAAACGACCTGCGTGTAGGTGTTCGTAGGCTTCTTTGTATTTTGCGTGTGGGTTTACAGGATTAGTGCTAATAGGGCCTCTTCATCGTCTAATTCTGCTTGCCGTTTTGCTTCTAAGATTGCTAACTCTTGCTCTAAGCGGAGTTTTGCACTTCTCATTGCTACTGCGGTTTGCAGGTCTTGTTGCTGTTTAACAAGATTAGCGATGTATCGGTCAATGTTTGCTAGGTTTGACGGTATATCAACGCTAACTTCTTGATTGGATTGTAATTCTTTTTGTTTGCGTTTGCTGACTTTTGGAGGGTCAATCAAATCAGCAATGGTTTGTTTACGATTTTCAGCGTCAGTTTTTAATGCTTCAATACGCTTTTCTTCTGCTTGGCGCAGTTTCTTTTTAATAGCGTTATAACGCTTTAGCTCTTCCCTTGTCCAAGGCGCATCATCCCCACCAAACTTTGTTGGCTCAACAGGGGTAATGACAATTTGAAATGCGTCATTTTGAAACGCAGTAGGCTGAAAAGCAGTTTGAAACATTAGAATGTTCCGCCTGATACCCCTACATAGCTAGTAGCTGTAATAACGCCAGCAGAGAAGTTTCCGCTTGCATCTCTAGCAACTAATTTGCTTGCAGTATTGGCAGAAGTAGCGTCAGCAGCAATAGTTACCGCAACAGAGCCGTTATAGCTTGTACCAGTAAGGTATGAACCAATAGTCAAAGCATTAGTAGCTGTAGCTGTAATTGTGCCTGATGCGCCCAAGCTAATTGCTGTTCCATTAACGGTAATTGCGCTATTAGTTAATTGGCTGTTAGCAATAGAACCTAATGTGCCACCTAAAGTTAAATTTCCGCTAGAAGTAACTGTGCCTGTTAAAGTAATACCGTTTACACTACCAGTACCGCTTACAGAAGTAACTGAACCACTACCTTTACCATTAAAGGTATTCCAATCGGTAGAAGTGAGGTAACCGCTTACAGAAGTGGTTGCAGCAGGCATAGAAATAGCGGGGGTATTACCACCTGAAGATACAACAGGGCTTGTACCAGTTACGCTAGTAACCGTTCCTACGCTAATTGAGCCACCAAGACTTGTGCTTGTACCGTTAATAGTAATGGCTGAATTAGTAAGGCTTGCATTGCCAATATTGCTTAAAGTGTTTGTAGACCCTGAAATAGACTTATTGGTAAGGGTATCTGTTGTTGCTTTGCCGACCAAGGTATCTGTAGCATCAGGTAATGTCAAAGTCCTATCTACAGTTTGGCTTGTTGAAAGCATGGTTCTAGTGCTAGTAGTACCGCCATCAGGGTTAAACATAAACCGTTTAGTGCTATCTACACCGCCTTGAACATTGACATAACCACTAGCACCTTTAGGGGCTAAATGAATGCCAATACTTGTATCTGTACCTGTTGCATATATATGAACAGGATTGCCAGTTGCAGCGTTTTCTATAGTTACTTGATTAACTGCGCTTGCAATAGCTGAAAACTTTAATTCAGCGTTTCCATTGGCATCGTTAATTTGAGCGATTACTGGGGTAACAATAGTAGGGCTGCCACTTAATACTACATTTGTAGTGCCTGTAGAGGTTGTTACTCCCGTACCACCATTAAGCACGGGCAAAGCAGTCCCCGAATAAGTAATGGCTAAAGTGCCACTTGTAGTAATTGGGCTACCAGCTATAGAAAAAACAGAAGGTACTGTTGCTGCAACGCTAGTTACTGAGCCACTACCTTTGTTATTAAATGTAGTCCAGTCTGTAGAAGTCAAATAACCATTTACAGAAGTCGTAGCGGCTGGCATGGATATAGCAGGAGTTGCTCCACCACTAGAAACTACTGGACTTGTACCAGTAACGCTAGTGACAGTACCACCGCTTGATGGGCTTGTATTGGTAATAGTAAAGTTAGGGTAAGTGCCAGTAGTCGATATTCCAGTACCAGCAGTTAAAACTACGGTTTGGTCAGGTGCGGTATTTGTAATGTTTAATGTGCCACTTGTTGTAATAGGGCTGCCACTAACAGAAATACCCGTTCCCGCAGTTGCCGCCACAGAAGTAACCGTTCCTAATGGGTTTGTTGCCCAAGAAGTATCTGTGCCATCCGTTGTCAGATATTTGCCTGTATTTCCTGTTTGACTAGGTGCAAGAGCATTAAAAGCGTTATTTGCGGTGGCCTGACCAGTACCACCATTGGTTATGGGAACAGTACCCGTTAATACATGGTCATCATTCCAATCGCTAGGGCGAACAACGGATGTGTCTGTGCCGTCAGGTATCGTTGAAACCTTACTGTGCTTGACTGTAATAGCCATTATTGAACTCCGATGATTTTGCCGTCAGCACCTCGAACTACAGTCTTTGGCCTGTTATGTTGAGCATTAATTGTTTCTACTAAAGCGCTAATTGCTTGAGCCATTTGAGAATTTCCTTGACCAATAGCATTAGCAATAGGGGCCATTGGGTGTTCTTGCGCCCTAGCTAACTCTTCTTCGGTCATATAGGCTTGTTCACCTGTAGATTCATCAGCACCAATTCGTGCTACTTCAATCTTTGCACCATTGTTGATGTGGGCTAACAAGACTTGGGTGTTGCGCTCAGTCATCATCTTCATTTGAGCGACTTTTAACTCCATCTCTCTATCCATTTGATTTCTTTGCTCTTCAAGCTGGAATTTGAGTTGGTTTTCTTGCGCCTGGTACTCTTGTTTGGCTTTTTCAAGCTGCATTTGGCTTTGTAACTTAGCTTGTTCAAGTTGAGCTTGCATTTGAATCTGCTGCATCTTACCTTGTGAATCCATTTGGGCTTTTTGAATCTCAACAGGAGGTGGTTTAGGCTGACCTTTAGTAGCTTCGTACTGTTTTTTCATATCATCAGCAGTTTGGTCAATAATTCCCTCTAATTGCTTACCAGCTTTGAACGCAGTTACGCCAAATTTGAGCATTTCTAGGAGCATAGGTGTCATTTCTGGTGCAGCTTGCGCTGTCGGCAACGCCATAGAAATAAATTGACCAACGGCTGCTAAAAATGCGGTTCTATCGGCTTTTTCTTGCTGCTCATCTTGGTAAATCATTGAGTCAGAGGTGACTTCAATGCGGAAATTCTTAGCTGCTTCATCCCTTAACAAAGCAAGCGCTTGCGGAATGTATTGTTGGTCTTGTGGCGACAGTTGCATTGCGCCAGAAATCTTAACCAGCGTGTCATCAGTAAAATGATTGCAAATAATCTGCGCTTTAATGGTTAAAAGCGAGGTAGCAAAGTCTACAACTGCGTGTTGCTGAGTTTTTAGGCGACCAGCAGCGTTGTTTGACTTGATGATTTGAGCGCCAAGGGTTTCACTTGGGTCAGTTTGACCACGCTGAATATCAGCAATACCCATTAATTCATAGATTTGACCCTTAACTTGCTCCATTGCTTGATAGCAAGACATCAATGCGCTTGCAAATGGGGCTAAATCTACTAAATCAATAGCACCTTTCATGCCTTGTTTTTCGGCAAATGCCATCCAGTTGTGAACTGGAATCATGGTGTTGTTTTCGCCCTCGGAGAATAGACGCTGTAGTTCAGAGGCCGAGGCATCGTAAACGCCTCTGACCTTCAAAGCGTTAATAAGTCCGTCTATGCGGTCACAAAGAACATCTAATTCTCTTGCCTGGTCTTGGTAAATAACAAAATCAGGAATAGGCTCTAAAGAATCGGTGGTTAGCGTTGCATAGAGTGGTTTTGGACAAGGCCAAAAATTCTCTAATTGCAAGGGGTCATCACGCTCATCTAAGATTTTGCCAAGTGATTTGCTAATCCACAGAACTTTGCCTGTTTCTTTGTCCCAAATCTCGTATATCAGCGCCTCATATACTCCGTCATCAGATTTGTAGGATTGTTTAAGGTCGTCAGGTTTGGTGTCTAAAGGTATTTTGTAGCCCATTTCTTCGCCAAAACGCTCAACAAGAGCAGGGCGACTCATATAGACTTTTCTCCAAACTGCGGTTACTTCTTCCCAAGTCCTAGCAATGGTGTGTCCAAAGTCTTTCCAATGAACATAGTCTACAGGGCAGCATTCGTATTCAATTCGCTCTTGGTTTTCGGCTTCCATGCCGCCTTCAGTTTCTGCTTCATCTGAATCTTCGGTTATTTCAAGGCCATCTTCAGGTATACCTTCAGGATTACCTTCAGCTTCACCTACAATATGCGGCTCATAACGAACCCAAGCTACACCACGACCACCTAATAAGCGGTCAAGAACGGCATTGTTCATAGCGGACTTATAGTCGCCATAATGCTCTAATTCAAACTCTAAAGCTCTTTCAAGCATTAAAGAAGCAACACGGCCTATTGGGTCATTGTCCCTAAATCTACGGCTAACATCAGGTCTAGGAAGTCTTGCAAAGATAGCTGGCTGAATAGTCTGAACATTGCTCCA